CCCCCGCCGCAGCCATGCCGAAAAAGGCGGCGACATCGCCAGCCGCTGACGCACTGCCATCGGGCCCGGATATCCGGCCGCGCCAGGGATAGCCGGGCATGTCCATCAGGATGAAGGGATAGAGGGTGACGGCATAGCCGCGCTCTTTGAGATGCCGGATCGCGGCAATGACGGAGGCATCGTCCGGCGTGCCGCCATAAACCGGACGGCCATCGGCCTGCGAGATCAGGTGCGCATCGGCCCGTCCGGTCCCGGCCACCGACCATTCCAGCGGCCGCGTGACCTTGTCGCGCGTCTCCACGCCCGGACGGATCTCGCAGACACCGCAGTCAAGGCTGGTGCCAAACCAGGCGACGACCAGCTGTACCGACCGGCAGGCCGGCAGATCGCGTTCCAGATCGTCCAGCGCAGCGACGATATCGGTCAGGCCGCGGCCGTTATTGGCGTTCTCGGCGGCCTCATGGCCCGGGCCCAGTTCGCGCATCACCGGCTCGACGGCGTAGGCAAACTCGCCCGATCCGGGGATGAGATTCACCCCCCGCACCTGCCGCTCGAGCCCGGCATTGCGCACGGGACGAAAGACCTCGAAGGAGAGATTGGGGATGCGATTGCCGAACGTGTCGAGCGGCCAGTCCTCCATCACCACGTAGGCCGTGCCGCGGAAAGCCGGCGCATCCGCGCCCTCGACCGTCTGGATCAGCGCGTCAGGCGCCTGGTTCTCACGCCCCGTATGCACCCGGACCGGATAGCGCGACCGGTCCAGCAGGCTGCCATTGGCCCAGATCCGGCCGATGCCGGAAATCTCGCCCTCGCACAGGCCGACGGCAAAGGAGATGGAATAGCTGTAGTCCGTGCGCGACGGGCCGCCCTTGCCGCCACCGCTCTCGCTACGGTGCTCTGAAAAGCGCGACGCCCAGATCACCTGGCCGGCGATCCGCCCCCGCCCCCAGATCCGCGCCATCGGCGCACCGTCGGTCGAGGTCTGCACCGGCAATTCGCTCAGCCGCGGCCCTTCACGATGCGGGGCGAACAGCGCGCCCACCGCCGCATTCGCCGCCGTCGAGGCCAGCGCCGGTGCCAGCGCCTGCACCCCGTTCAGCGCGGCCTGCCCGGCCGTCACAACAAGTTGCGCCATGGGTTTTGTGTCCTGTGCTTTTGCGAGATTGCGCGCTCACGCGCTCTGCGCCGCTTCGCGCCGCCCCCTCAGTCCGCTGACGCGGACAGCTCCCCCGCAGGCGGGGCGAGCCCTGCGCCAGGGCTTCCCCTGCGCAAGCGGGGGAAGTGGCCGAGCCCGGCCCGAGGGCCGGGTGAGGTCGAAGGGGGTGAGTCTAGGAAGAACCGAACACCCGCTCGGCCAGCGACCGCGCGGGCCCCTCAGCGTCGCATTCGGGAAAGGCGAAGGCCGCCACGCAGCGCCGCTGCCACCAGGGCGACAGGGCGGTCTCGGCAACCGCCCGCCCCCAATAGGCATGGATGATGCGGTCGCGGGCGGAGAGGATGGCGCAATGCTTGGCGGGACCAGCGAGATCGGGCCGGAAGAGGAGGACATCGCCGGGCCGCGCGGCGACGCGATCGATCTCCACGAGATGCCGCATGGCCGCATCGCGCAGGGTTTCCTCGCCCGCCAGCTCGGCCCAGTCCGGCGTATAGGCCGGCACGCTCTCCGGCTCGGCTCCATAAAGCGCCCGCCAGACACCGCGGATCAGGCCCAGACAATCGCACCCCGCCCCGCGGCGGCTAGCCTGGTGGCAATAGGGCGTTCCCAGCCAGGTCCGCGCCTCTTTCAGCACCTGCGCCCGGCTCATGACGCAAGCCCCCGCGACCCGCCATCGCGGACCGGTTCGCTGGCGGGCGAGGCCTGCAGCATGTCATTGCCGACCATGTAGGGAAAACCACGGAAATTCAGCGTGTTGGCAAACCGGTCTCGGCAGGTTGCAAAGCGCTTGTCGCAGCCCAGCGCAAACCCGCCATGCCCCGCATCGACGCCGCAGCGCGCATCGCCCAGTTCCGCATCGCAGCGGCGGGCAAACACCCGGCCGGTCATCGTCTCCAGCCTGTGGGCCGGGCCCAGCAGATCCGCCTCGAACCGGCCGTCGCGGCAGCGGATCTCGCCGAGCTCGCCCTGAGCGGTACGCACGAAAGTCTCCGGCGCCGACCAGTCGACCCGCAGGATATCCACCTGCGCCCCGGACCACAGCCCGGCCTCCAGATCGGCCTGCGTCACCGTCTCCGCATCCAGCGCGCCGGCAAGCCCGGTCTGGCCCGGCGCAAACCCGGCCGTGCACTCGCGATCCGCCCCGCCAAAGCCGGACCCGGCCAGGAAAACCAGCCCGTCCACGGTCAAATCGCGATCGTGATCGGTAAAGCCGAACACCTGCCCGTCCCGGCGCGTTACCCGCCAGCACCAGCACAGCGTCGTCACCCCCGAAGCCAGCGCGGCCTCGAGCGCAGGGGAAAGCGTGAGCATGGGATGTCCTTTCGGAATGGTGCGCACTCACCCCCTTCGACCTCACCCGGCCTCTGGCCGGGTTCGGCCACTTCCCCCGCTGACGCAGGGGAAGCCTTGTTCAGGGCTCGCCCCGCTCGCGGGGGAGCTGTCCGCGTCAGCGGACTGAGGGGGCGGCGCGAAAGCGCCGCAGAGCGCGGCAGCGCGCACTGCTAAATCAGCTCCACCAGCGGCACATGCGGCACGGCCCCTGCCCCGATTGTGTCGAGGGCGATGTCGAGGCGGTCGGTGTCGAAGCGAACCGGGCAGTCGAAGGCGAAGCCTGCGGTGATCACGGCGCCCGATGCGGGCGGGGTGTCGAAGGTGATGCGGCCGGTCGTGTGATCGGTGGTGACGGGCGTTTCCACGCCGTCGATGGCAGCGCGCACCGATCCCTCGACCGGTTTCGCGATAATGCGGGCCCAGCTCTGCGCGCCGCTGGCATAATGTTTGACCAGCTGGAACACCACCGTCCCGCCATCGCCCGTTCCCAGAACCTGGTCGGCCGGGGATGGCTGGGCCGAGGGCGCGCAGGAGCGGTTGTCCAGCGGATCGCGGAAACGGAAACCGTGCAACCGGCCCCGCCGCGCCTCGAAGAAGGCCAAGAGGGTGTGGATATCGTCCAGCGAGGCGATACCCGGCCCGGCATCCCAGCGGCGGCGGGAATTGGCCCAGAGCGAATTGCGCTCCTCGCGGCCGGAGACCAGCGTGACGATCTCGGTACGCCGTTCCGGACCGCCCGACGCGCCCAGTCCGATGGCGAAGGGAAAGCGAATCTCGTGAAACGCGCTCATGACCAGCGGCTCCCCCGGGCGACGGCCCGCGCCAGTGCCCGCGCGATACGGGTCTGCGAGCCCTCGACGGCCCGCACGTCACCACCCGGCGGCAGGACAAGATTGACGGTGACATTCGGCGCACCGGCCGGGCCGATCTCGCCGGCACTGGCGGGCGTGAACAGCTCCGGCCCACGCTCGCCCACCAGATAGGCGCCGCCCGGTGTCACCGGTCCGCCCCCGGCGCGCGCGCCGAACAGGTCGAGACCGGACAGGGCACGATTGATGGCGCCTTCCAGCGGTTTCTCGATCAGCTGTTCGGCCGCCAGCCGCGCCAGATCGCGCAGGATGGCATCGGTCATGCGGGAAAAACTGGTCTCGCCCGAGCGCGCCGCCCGGCCCAGCGCCTGCTCGATGGTCTCGCCCGTGCGTTCGAAAGCGGCGGAGATGGCATCGGCCGCCTGGCGGGCGGGACCGTCGGCCAGCGTCTGCAGGGCCTCGCCGGCCCGGTCGGAATAATCGGTCAT